CACTGCTCAGTCAAATGCCCAGTTAATCACAACCAGTTGTAGAAAACACTACCATTTCGAGCGACTACTTTAGACTAGCATCAAATCTAAAGCTCAAGCCACTAACATCTCAAGAGCGCGCATCACATTGCCAATATCATCTCCAGGTACTGATCCCGGGAGCGCGTTGATATAACGTCCCACCTCAGTGACTAGTCGCCTAGCACCTTGTGAGACAGCGTTATAAACCTCTGGATTCTCACGCATCATCTTCATCGCTTTCGGCAAATGAGATATAGGACTAAGAGCTGAAAGTGCGCGGGTCGCAATTTTAGCTACATGCGTTGGATTCTCCATAGATAAAGGCAACTCTGTGAGTATATTGAAAATCTGACTCATAGCATCTGAATCAGATAAGGTCCGATATTTATCAATATAGTTCACAGATGTCGAATATTGATAGACTACATCAATCTGGATCAAGAAAGTCGGTACCCATTGAGAAATGGGATTTGAGGGAAAAGACGGGATATCTACTGCGATAATAATACCACCTTGATCTAGTTCAACAAATTCACTCGGTTTCCGTAAGAGCAATTCCCTGTCTGAAGTTGGTCTCCAGACAGTATAGCTCCCTTTGGTTGCCGGTCCCGTATGTAATCTTTCATTTTCATTTTCGTTAAGTGAGGCCAAATCCTCAAATTTAACTAAATTTCCAATGTCAGATGTAGAATAATACGAAGAGCTAAGAATCCCTGTAGCTGCGCTCAGTGCCGCTATGTTTCCTCCAGCATACAAGGCAGGATACATATTCGTGCACTGGACACTAGCTCCAATGACTCGTTGATTCTGTACGATTCCATTGTTGATACGTCCAGCTAATTTGTCCGAACCGACGTTATTAATCAGCATGGTCATCGCCCAATTATTATAGTTGGAATTAAGCACAGTATTATTACTAGTGGTCCTAAAACCAATATAATAATACTTGCTAGCATCAAAATTCACTATACACGATAAATTCAATACCGTGGACTGTGAAGCATTGTAGTAATTACCAACCCAATCAAAATAGTTCTCTAGGTCGCCCGAAGCGTTCAAGATAGTATTTGTTTGTGAATTAATTGGAAGATAAACATTCGGATCTGCAAAGGTCCCGTAGACCTGATCTGCAGTGGCAGTACTATGTACAGTACCACCTGTAACGTTACGTGTTCGAGGATCGATTTCCAGTAATATTAAGGTCGAAGCGCCGGTATTTACAGCTAAGTTACCCAACTGTAAAGTTCCGAAGGTCAAGCCGTGTACTCCTGAAGCACAATTAAACCACGATTGTATTCCAGCTTCGGTAACGACAGGTGCCGTAGCCGGATTTACAACTTTTACCGGGATGCTCCAATTACCCAGATTATTGTTAATATTAATGTCGAACATTGCAGGAATCCAAGTTACTGGCAAATTACCAAAGTAAACTGGATCCTTAATGATGTCGGGTGGACTGTTAAACAACAAATACTCAGTCCCTGGGAAAGAAAAGTTGTTAAAATCGACCGCTGCACCTCCTAAATTAGGCGGTACAACATTTCGAGGTAACACACTCTTACCGACAATTCCATAATATTGACAATCATCTGAATAAAGCTCATCATAATACTTATCACGTGGGATACTTCCTGGGCCGGAAAACGCAGTGGGAACTGCTTCTCCATTGTGGTTCTCCCAATCATAAGCAGCGACAAACGGAAGTGAGTCGCTACCCATAGTTGGTGAAACAGCTATAGAAGCCTTACCAGTTTGAGTAGCATCAAACCAGACAGGAAGTGTGAATACAGTACGAGAACGGTATGTAGCCAAAGGTTCAGTACACACGTCAGGTGGCGCATGGTCGTGATGACGGGGATCCATCACGGTCAGTAGATAATCGTTGACTTGTTTAGCAGCATTGAGTCTTCGATAATCTTGTGCGCGGGAGGGGACGGGTGCTCTAGCGTCTTGTTTAGCTTTAGTCAAAGTTCTTTGTCTTGACATTTTCGTCGCCCTGGCATGAGTCTGTGTGGGATGCCAACCCCACACATGATCAGTTTAACGAGATGATCAAGCTCGTGAGTACCTTACATGTAGTCTCTTTGTTTAAGAACATCAGCATCCATCTTAGTGATAGATGTTAGCGCGCCTATGTCTGACCACGCAAAAGCTACTCCATACCGTTTCAACATCACTTCGTCAGTATATCGGCAACTTTGACCATCAGATTGGATAGCGCCAGGGTGAACTTCAAATCCATTGATGTCTTTAGTGTGTTTAGCGGTGTCAAAGATCGTGCAACTAGAAGGCCAATCAAAACCTTTGACAGAGTAGATAAGATCATTCAAATACAAATCTCCTACTTTGATTCCAGAAAGAAGGGCAGCTCCGCGATAATATTTGGGCACATCGAAGGTGGTGATTTGCCATTTCAACACGCGTCCTAGAGCAGGCGCCCACCTAAAGGTAGACGCATCCTGTATTAAGCTGTTGATTTGGTGGGACTCATAGAAGAATCCTCTGAGAAAAGAAACCCTCTCAGGAGCATCAGATACAGAATTCTTCTTAAATTTCATTCCCAAAGACGCCGCATGACGGGTGACAGCGTCTTCTGCTTCGGGTGTGCTTAACTCCTCAATTACCTTGGTTAAGCCTATCTTTGAACTTTCCCCTAATATGCCGGCAGCAACTACCATGGCCATAACCAAACTGTTTCCAGTTGTAGTATTAGGGAACCCAGATGACCTACCGTCTTTATTCACTATTATTCTTTTACCATCAATCTCGAACTTTATAGGAAGGAAGAGCTGCTTTCGTAAAGAATCAGCAACATCTTTACCGAAACACTCATAGAATTGGACTTCCCATTCTAAGATCGATCGAGATTGAGTAGCGTCAAAAGCGGTAGCGTCGTACTCAACGAACCAAATGGTGCCGTTCTTATTACACATTAACAAAGTATCATCACCAGCAACTAAAATCCCAACCGTTCCGTCTCCTTTATTGGCCACTTCACTGTACAAAGAACTAAAATCTTGGGACAAAACATCTACTGTTTTACCAGCAGAGAACTGAATTCCAATTTGGATACTTTTCTCTGACACCCAAATTGTGTTCTTCTTAAGATTATCATGAAACGCTTTCAATCGAGCCGAAAGCATTATGTTCAGCAAAACGTCACAACAGATTATGACTCGCGGTTTGAGCAGAAACAGTTTCTCATCACGTTTGATAAAACCATCTCTAAAACGAACTTCCTGGCTTGCAGGCCAGAGTCCGTTGGCTAGATCCTTCTTTTCCTCAACAGTCAATTTTTGCCAACGAGCTTCATATTGTTGGCGGCGCGAGGACTTGAGGCCGGCAATTGCACTCGCGAAAAGTTCTTCAGGATCCCACGTTTTAAAAGCCGTGGGATCAGAGCTAATTCTTTCCGAAAATGCCTTTGTCACCATTCCGATCGCTGTTGTTCCTCGGAAGGGCTTACCTTTATATTTCAAAAGACGCTCATTAATGGCATGCACTAAAGATCTTAGTGAATTCCTAGGGATAATGAGCGGATAATGTCCATCGAATAGTCTATAAACCAGAACAGGTTCAGGGACCATCTCTTTCACGGTAGCGGCCTCGTGGATATGCGCATTGATTTCTTGACCGAAATTCAAGTCTAATATAGCCGGTAGACCTGAATCATTGAGGTGAGTGAATGTGTAATCAAGATCGTCAGCATCTTTAACAACTTCAGGTGCAAAGAAGTTTTGCATAGCCGATTCGTCTGTCTCTCCGTTACGTCTAGTCTTCGTAAAGAACGAAAACATTTTGGGATGTTCTTTAATAAGAGTTTTCAAACCATTACTAAAGAACTGGTAAACCGGATCTTGTTTCACATTAACAGCTATATATTGCCACTGTTCCAAAGCTTCTCCATTAATCGCATTCCATAGAGCATGGAAAAAGATCGATAACAAATAACGACCAGCAAACATCATTATAGCCATCACTAGGTAGAAGCCAAGATTTCCGAGTATACGAAAAATTTTAACGTCCTCTCTTATATAGCCACAACTGGAATCATAAACAGCGCGAGCATTTTCAATGAGCAACACTAGAAGATTCCCAACGGCAAAATCTACCCCGATCATTCTCACTGGAAATTCAACTATAGGTACTATGAATATGTCCAGTAATAACAATCCGAGGCGGATCCAGATATTGGGATGGTTCTTCCATTGATGCGGGATTAATGCGCGCGACAAAGATCCAAACTTACTAAAAGTCAAAAACGAGGAATACGCATTGCTTAGTAAGTTGTTTATTGTTCCTAACAACCAGCTACCAGCTTCAACGAGCCTGATATACCATGGTCTGAGAGTGAGCGTCTTGGGGAGGGGCAAGCTGTTCCTATGGTCAACAATACCGTCACGTTTACTTTCAACGTAAGCGATAGTAGCCAAACGAACTGATTGTAACAAATCATATTTACAATCTGAAGGGATTCTCTTGATCAACTCTGATGTACTCCATGCGGAATAAACTTGAAAGTACACTTCTCTGTAAAGTGCACTCGGGGTTTTATCTACGGGGCATGTTATACGATCTAGTGCCTTATTAGCAACAGGATAATACACTAAATCGGCCGGGCCTCCAAAACCTAAAAGTTGTCGGTTTTGTTGCATCAACTCACCAATAGGAAGTATTCCTTCGCTAGAGATGTGAAGATAATCAAAAAGAGCATTGCAATGATTAAAGCATTTGAGTTCACAAGTGAACTTAAATGCCCTGCGATGTCGATATTGATCGGCCAGGCTTGCACCTATGTGTGGTATGGTTACAATTTCCGCGTCACCATTTTCATCACGTTCTAATTCATAATAAGAGCCATTAGAACCGTGATACCCAAATATGCCAGGTAATAAATGTCCAATCCAAACGATATGCATCGTTGGGTGTATTTTCATTACTCTCTCCAAGAAGTCTTGAGTGGTCTCCTCAAAGACTCGATACACGTCATTCATAAAGATAAGAGTTATTTTCTTATCCCTAATAAACTTCATGACCTGATCAGTGGTCTCCACAAAGAAGACCTCTTGGGGATCCAGACGGCTAGAACGACTAAAGAAGTCCTTGCTATCTTTCACGGCAGCAACATAGTTAAAGGTGGCATCTATGCCAGCCTTTTGTACCAGAGGACTATCTCGAGGACTTGCAAATAAGTCCAACACATTAAAGTTGTTACCATTAATGTGCCGTAAGAAGTTTCGAAAACATGTTTGACGAGCGTCAGCGTCAATACCATGCGGATTTGGATTCTCCTTCTCTACTATCTTATGCGGGATAGATTTAACGGTGTCTCTAAGAGTTTCAAAAACTTCTTGAGTACACTCGTAGACGGGAAAACCTCCTGAAAAGATATCACGAGGTATTTGCTTCCCTTTCGCATTGCTCCCCTTGGGAGGTGCAGGACCTTTAACCTTGGTGTTAGGTGGCCCTTTGGATCCATTAGGTTTCGGAGGACAAGGTTTATCACCTACAGGCGGAGCAGGCTCTGCAGGTTTAGAATTAGCTTGGCCCTTGAGCACAGGGGCCTTGGCAGGAGCACTTCCGACTGGAGCCGGAGTCTTGCCTTTCGTCGCCGACGGAACGGGAGCAACACCTTTGATGGGAACAGGTGCAACTTTCGGTGCAAGTGCAGACTTTAGAAAACCACCAACGATGGTTGGTGGCTTGTCTGCGGCGACGGATTCTTTAGCTGGTGCTGCAACAGGAACGGGAGCTTCCTCCTTCTCAAGAACGGAGTCAACTATCGGTACAAGTGAAGACTGTGGGGAGTCACCAACTATGGTGGGTGACTTGTCTTCTGCAGTAACAGCTTCTATAGCGGCCTTGGCCTTAGCCTCCAATGCCGCCTTCTCTTTTGCTAATTTCTTTCTCATCCTTCTACGTGCGCTTTTGGATTCCAGCGGTGTTTCCACCGCGGATGACTTAGCAGATTGGTCTTCCATCAAAGACTATCT